ATAAGCAAAGCGGTGGCAGCAGGATCATAAATTTAAGGCCTGCTGGATTAGCAGCTGGCAGTGAATATAGTGTTTCATTCCCTGCAAAGAGTGGCACAATAGCATTCACTGATGACATCCCATCTGTGGCAGGTGTTTACTTACCATTGGCAGGTGGGACACTTACAGGTGCATTGAATGGTACTACTGCAACCTTTACTGGTAACATAAGAAAGATTACATCAGGGGCAAGTGACTACACTGAATTACAAAGTGATGGTGTTTATGCTACTGCAACAGATTTATATTTATTTGCACCATCAGGTAGATTTGTTTCAATATATGCAGGTGGTGCTGAGGTTTTAAGAATTGCATCAAATGCTGCTGCATCTTTTAGTTCATCAGTGACTGCAAATTCATTTGTAAAATCAGGTGGCACATCTAGTCAGTTTTTAAAAGCAAATGGATCTGTTGATTCAAATACTTATTTGACATCAGCATCTGTTTCAGGTGTTTACTTACCACTAGCAGGTGGCACATTGACTGGTGCATTGAATGGTACATCTGCAAGTTTTAGCAGCACTGTGACAGCTTATGGAAATGCTGCAACAAGTTCATCATTCAATGCTTATAATAGTTCAGGGATAAGTGGAATTGCTCAATATTACCAAGACTTTGGAAATGGTGCTGGTTTTGTTGCAGGTAGAATATTAAGAGGCAATGGGGCAAGTGGATTGGAGGCAAATGGTTTGAATATTGATAATCATACAGGATTTAAAGTAAGATTAAATCAATTAGGTGGTAGCGGTGGAGTTTTTACAATTGATGGTGGCAATGTGGCTATCAATACAACATCAGCAAACATAGCAGGCTATGGCGGTGCTAGAGTAATCACATTGCAAGCATCAATACAACCTATTATTGAATTAGTAGGTAGCACATACAATGCTGGAGATGTTTATGGTGGCGGTGCAATATCATTCAGAAATACATCAGCAGCTGTTGGATTGATTGGCACAGAAAACAAAGTCGGCAATCAGGGTGAACTTGTATTCTATACAAATGATGGCACTACGTTTAGTAAAAGAATGACCATCTTACCTGGTGGTAATGTTGGGATAAATACTACTACACCAGGTGAAAGATTTGAAGTAAATGGATCAATTAAAGCTATAGGCAGAACAGTGCTAGCAACTCAGGTTGGCGGTCTGACAATGTCTTATGAGTCAGGTATTGGATACATTGAAAGTTGGAATTCATCCCCAATTGTAACTGCTGCATATAACTATATAGCATGGAATACATCAGGATCTGAGAGAATGAGGATAACAAGTGGGGGGGCTATTGCAATAAAAGGCTTTTCTACAAATAGTTTAGCATCTGGATTAATTGAAAACTCAAATTCAAGTTTTGCATTTTATGCTACAGAAGGCGGTAACACAACTAAAGATTTTGTTTTGGCAGTAGGAGGTAGTGGAGGTGCTGGAAATATGACTTTAAAGGCAAATGGTAATATGGAAATGAACATAGGATCAATCAAAACAGGTGAGCCTGACACTGGTTGGGGTAGAGCAGCAATCAAGATAGGAGCAAGTGTAAGTGGAGCAGCATTTAACGTGACACGTTATTTACCTGTAAGCGTAGACGGAACAATATATTATATAAACTTAAACAGTTCAACACCTTAAAAAATGGCAATACAATACAACTGGATCATCAGTGCAATGGACACAGCACCACAGGATGGTGAACTTTTAGATGTAGTGAAAACAATTCACTGGAGGCTGGCAGGCACAGATGGTGACATCTATGCTGACACATACGGTGCAATGGCATGTGCTACACCATCAGAAATAGACTTCACAGCCTATCCTGATCTGACAGAGGATCAAGTGATCAGCTGGATAGAGGCAGGGCTGGATGTGGATGCTGAGAAAGCAAATGTGGCTGCAAAAATTGCATACATTAAGAATCCACCAATAGTGAATCTACCACTACCCTGGGCAGAACAGCCAGTGACAGAATAAACTTTCACCAGGTGTGTGATGATGCACACCACAAATAAGACGGAATGACAAAGACAATCAGTGCAGTCAGCACCTGGATCAATGGTGCAGCTGCAACAGCCACAAAGCTGTTTTTGAAATGCATAGATGATGACCTGGACACTGAATCAGTTTACTACTATGAATTAAGGACATCAGCAGATGTGAAGGTTGCCCAGGGCAATCTGATCATGTCAGGATCTGACTACACATCCAGGACAGGCAACACCTACACATGGAGTTGGGCTGCTGGTGAATTAGGGCTGACACTTACTTGATAAAAAATAGCATAAAAGCTATATATAAAAAAACACGAAAGCATGAAACTAAAACTACATGAAGTGGTTTCACTTCACTATGAATTGAACGGAATCACAAAGCAAAAAGCAGACGGATCAAATGAGATCATCAGTCAGGGGCTGTTGAAACAAAAGGTGAACATGAAAACAAAGCTGTATTTACAGCGGTTGAATAATGTGGTAGCACCTGAGTTCAAACTTTATTCTGAGGCTGAACAGGAACTATTTAAAAAGTACGGTGAGGAAAAAGACGGAATGATCACTGTGTCAAAAGAAAAATGGCCTGAATTGCAGAAAGAAAAAGAGGACATGCTGACAGCTGAAAAGGACATTGATGTTGTGAATTTGTGGTCAGGTGAAATCACCATTGACACAATAGGCAGCATTGAGACTGATGAAATCTATCCAGTATTTTTAAAATTGATTGATAGTAAGTAAACATGACAAGTATTGTAGTTTTTTTAGCAGGCCAGGCCATTGCCATCATAGTTGGATTGATTAGCATTTATGTGAAAGTAAGTTTGAAATTAAAAGAACTAGAGGTCAGGGTGAGCATGGTTGAAAAGAATGAGGACAGCATTGCTAAAAAGCTGGACAATATTATTGAGACTATCAACAAGCTGGCAATATCCATGCAAAACAAACAAGACAGAGAATGAGGTTGATCATATTGGCAATGCTGTTCACATCATGTTCATTGGTGCAAAAAGCTACCAATAAGCAAATCAAAGACAGTTCAGCTGTGGCAATAGATCAGTCAAAGCAGTTTGTAAAGTCAGACAGTTCAGCAAACACATCTACAAAAGAAATAGAAACTACAGACCTGGTGGTGGTGTTAAAAGACACAGCCACTGGGTTTTTTATTTTAAAGGGTGACAGTGTCAGCATACCTGCCCAGGCTATCAAAGAGATCCGCTATAAACGAAATAAACGAAAGGACAAACAGGAATCAACCAGCATCACCAAAGATGTGGCCATCCTGAATGACAAAAAGCAATCTGTCACAGTTTCTGAAAAAAAGGTGACAAAGACTGTAGAAAAAATGAGGATCAGCTGGTTTTGGATCATTGTGATAATAGCTGGCCTGGTGCTATATATATCCAGGAAACGGATATATGAAATTCTTAAAAAACTTACTATCGGATGATGGGCTGGTGAGTAGCAAGCGGTTTGCTGGCATCACTGCTTTCATCAATGCTATTGTGATGGGCTACCTGCCTAATACAAAGCAGTTTGTATTTGAGGGATTCCTACTGTATTCAGCTGCTGTGTTTGGAGTAACTGCATTTGAAAAATTTAAGAACAATGAAAGATCAAAAGACACTGGAGAGGATTCAGCTGCTGCACCCAAAATTGAGGGATGAGGCACTAGAACTTTATGATGAGATAGTGGCATCACTGACAGGTGCTGCCATTTGCCGTTTTGCGTACACTTTAAGGACTTTTGCTGAACAGGATGCACTATTTGCCCAGGGCAGATCAAAGCCTGGTAAAGTGGTAACAAATGCCAAAGGTGGGCAGTCATATCACAACTATGGCCTGGCCATAGATATTGTGTTGATCCTGGACAAAGATAAAAACGGAACTTTTGAAACTGCTGCCTGGGATCTGAAATCAGATTTTGATGGGGATGGCAAAGCAGACTGGATGGAGGTAGTGCAGATCTTTAAGAGATTTGGATTTGAGTGGGGTGGTGACTGGAAATTTGTGGATGCACCACATTTTCAAAAAACCTTTGGGAAATCTATATATGAATTGAAAAGCCTACATGCTGCTGGGAAGGTAGACAAAAATGGCTTTGTGTTGATTTAGAAACGGCTGGAAAACTATTGATCCCTATCATTGAAAAACAACAGACCTAGGCTGTCTGAAACCGAGTACAATTGGTGGCAGCAAAAGAAACTAACTGACAAAAAGATTTATTCAGTCTTACTCAAATCAGATGAGCATGGATGGCTGACTGATTTGAATGTACAGAGGTGCATCAATAAGGTGCTGCAATCAAACCATTTTGATGAGGTGGCAATGCTGGGTGATCTGATGGATCTGCCCTATGTTTCAAGACACGAAAAGAAACTATTTGATGATGGCATCCTGGCTGGCTACAGCGAAATCAAAGAGGTAGAATATACCAAAGAACAGATCCTGAAACCTTTAAGATTGTCCACTGATGCAAAGATCAGATTTATACCAGGCAATCATGATGAGAGGATCACAAAGCCACACATGAACAGCAAAAGCCAATTGGCTAGACTGGCTGTTCTATTCAAAGAATACAAATCAACAGAACTGCAAAACATCCTATCATTTGCTGAATACGGCATTGAGTGGGATGGCAAAGACTTCATAAACTGGTTTGACATTTTCACTGGTGTGCATGGATTGAGCCTGGCAAAGAATGCAGGTGAGAAAAACATCTATGAGTACATGGGCAGTGGTGCATCAGGCCACAGTCATAGACTAAACTACAAACCCATCACCAACAGAAACAATCCCTATGCATGGATGGAAATAGGATGTGGCAGGGTAAGGACAGAAGTAGAATATTTCCCTACAGGAAAGATACCTGACTGGCAACATGGATTTGCCACAGTGCATTTCTACAAAGTAAACAAAGACATTTTCTTTTTCGCACAGACACACCAGGTGGTTGATGGGATGTGCATGTACAATGGGGTGGTATATAACGGAAATAAAATTGACTAACATGAAAGCAGATGAATTCAACATTGAGGTGGTAAAGGCATCCACTATCCAGGTGGGAGGTGGCCACTATGCAAAATACAAGATCCAGCCTACTGAGTTCATACATAAAAACAATGTTCCATTCATTGAGGGCAACATCATAAAGTATGTACTAAGACACAGGGAAAAGAATGGAGTTGAGGATCTGAAAAAAGCCAAACACTACATTGATCTACTAATACAATTTGAATATGAAAATGCCTAAAGGATTTAACAAAATGCCAGTCATGGATCAGGAATCCTGGCTAGTGCAAAAACTAGAGGATGTGCATTCTGTAGAGAGCCAATTGAAAAGACTGCTGGCCACTGTAAGAGGTGGGCAAAGGGTGGTGATTCCTGAGATTGACAGGCCTGATGAGTTACTGCTAAAAGATATTTAATTATGGACTTTGTTGAACATGTCAAAAATACCTGCAAGACATTCAATGTCCAGTGCAAGCTAAAGAATACAAAGTATCTGAAACTAGATGCCACAAACAGATGTTCAGGATATTTTGATGAATCTGTGCCTGTGTTGGCATGTGCCATGAACAGACCTGATTCCTTTGAGATCCTGGTGCATGAATTTGCACACTTTACACAATGGGCTGAACAATGTACAGCCTGGACAAATGCCATGAATGCGGGGGCATATGACAGATTCAATGCTATGCTAGAGGGTAAGAAGGTCAGAAACTTATCACACCATCTAGGACTGTGCAGAGATTTAGAACTGGACAATGAGATCAGATCAGTGTCTTTGATCAATAAATTTAAGCTACCCATTGACAAAAAGCAATACATCAAAAAGGCAAACACATACATCTATTTCTACAATTGGATGATGATCAGCAAAAGATGGTGCAAGTCAAACAACAGCCCATACAACAACAAAAGGCTGATGGATGTGATGCCTAGCCATTTTAAAAATGACTACACTGTGCTGCCCAAACATATAGAACAGATATTCAGAGAGGAAAAAATTTAGTTGTTTTCATAGTTCGGTTAAATACGGCCTGCCATTTTTATGGTGGGCTTTTTTACGTTTATACGTTACCGTTAAAATAAATTTGGCAGTATAACATAGTTTACTATCTTTGTGTTCTAAACCTACAAACTATGAAAAACCTACAAAGCAAAACCATCCAGGCAGTCATTGCCCTATCAGCTGCATTTTACCTATTGTCTTTACTTCAAGATCCTTTCTGCAAATAGTCAGCCATGAAAACAGCAGTAGAATGGTTGAAACAACAATACATTGAACGGGGAGAGACTTTGCCATCAGGTGTATTTAGACAGGCACTTGAAATGGAAAAAGACCAACTAATCAAAGCACACAAAGATGGCTTTGACCATATTGTTGTGGAATTTAAAAAGCAGGAATTTGCAGAACAATACTACAATCAAACCTATAACGAAAACCAATAAACTATGGCCGAATTTATCAGGCTGGCCGAGATGCCAAAAGGCAAAACCAGCAAAACGCTATCCATTGCGGAAAAACAGTACATTGATGAGAGTTACAAGTATGAGCCAGTGCAAAGGATGTCACAGATCCTGGGCATCACCTACACAGATGTTGATGTCTATTGCAGGGTGAAAGGATATGAGCCATCAAAAAAAGTAAGATCAAAGCCTAAAAAGTTACCAAAAAGTGAGACATTTGATGTTGATTCCTATAAGACATGCACAATATGACTAGAGATGAATTTTTTAAGATAGTACCTGCAAAGCAGTTTTTCACCAGGTATTGCACTGGGATCACCAACTACTATCACAAACTGAGGGGCTTTGATGGAAACAAACAGCCCATTGATTTCAGTGATCAGGAAAAAAAGCAGATGCAAAAGTGTGCAGCAAAGCTGGGCAAAGACCTGGCAAATGTCAAATTTTGATCAGATGTTTGTCTGTACGTTTTACCCATGCATATAAAATATTGAATGTCATAGACATAGCAAATCCCACCAGCTCCACAGAAAGCAAAAACTAAGCCACTGTAAATCAGTGGTTTTTTTATGTCCAGCCTGCATTCCAGCCACTGGACTGCATTTGCATGCTATGCTATTTTTATCTATTTTTATCCTTTATTAGTTCATTTGTTTGTCCTTTTGTTTTACCCACTGTTTTACCCACTATGCAAAAGTTCACCATCAGGCCAGTGATCCTGAAACATAAAATCAATGAGAAAGGCATGGCATCAATTAAGATTGCTGTCACTGTTGATAGGAAAGTCACCTACATAAATACATCACACAGGGTACACAAAGACCAGTGGGATGATGAAAATAAAGCTGTTTACAGGCATGAAAATGCAAAGCTGATCAATGTGTCCATCAGGCGAAAGATAGCCGAAATTGAAAGGGATCTAATCAACAACAGCATCCAGGGTGTGCAGCTGTCAAAGAGGATCATCAAAGGCCAGGTGACAGTGGCCAGGTCATTCAAACAATATGCAAAAGAGGTCAAATGGGATCAGACCAAATTGAACAGGATCATAGACTATGGTGGTGAGCAATTATTGATCAGTGATGTGACAGTTGAATGGCTAAGAAAATTTGAAACCTGGTGCAGAAAAAAGCCACTAGCACCCAACACCATCCACACCACAATCAAATATGTCAGCAGGATCATTACCCAGGCCAGGAAAGAAAAGATCATCCATGATGATCCATTTGATCAATACATTAAACCAAAGTATCAGCAGACAGATAGGCTGTACCTGGTGGATCATGAATTGAAACTGATGGTGGATCTGCTGGACAAACCAATGAGCAAATCAATGCATGCAACACTGTGCTATTTTTTACTGGGGTGCTACACTGGCCTGAGGCATTCTGACTGGGGCAGATTCAGT